AGACAACTTACAGGGAAGAGATGCAAATGATAGTGGTAGTTCAGGGAACGAACGACTTTGATGATTATCAAGTCTTTCTTCGTGCAATGAGCGTTGCCTTATCGAGCATGAGAAAAGAAGATACAGAATTTACAATATACTCAGTTGGGCCAGCAAAGGTTCACGCATTTGTTTCTGAATTTTCTAATCTCTCAGAAAGAGGCATGAAGGCAAGAGGTCGTAAGATTAAATTTTATAAAGCTCCAACAAATTGGGTAGAAAAAAATATATCTTATGTAAACTATTTTGCATTCTTAAGTAATCCAAAGCAACCAACTTCAAAACTATTTGAGGTTGCAGAATTAAACAATGTCGAAGTGGGAATCTTCAGACACTAAAGGGGAGCAGTATGTTAGTACAAGATCTTAATATGATGGAAAAAATTGTTGCCAACAACCGTGAATTAAAATGGGATGGTTGGGATGTTCTAGAACTTAAAAAGACAAACATTGCTAGAACAGATGTTAACGGTGTGAGAATTAATAATCAGTGGTTCATAAAGACTGCTTTTGTTCCTAATCGTATGGGGTGGGAGATTCCAAGTAAGTACAAGGTGTAGGCATGAAGCAGCATTTATGGAAAGACGATGCTCCATGTCGTGATTTTGATACAAATTTATTTTTTGAAGAGTACGAAGATAATGTAAGTAATAGATTAAAGATTGATGGAGTATGTACAGCATGTCCAATGACTAAGCAATGCTTTGCTGTGGGCATTTCAGGTAAGGAGTGGGGTGTCTGGGGTGGTGTATACTTAGAAAATGGAGAAATTTCAAGAGAGTTTAATAATCATAAATCAAAACATGATTGGGCAGACATGTGGCAGAAAATGACAACGGATTAAAAAATGTATACAAATGAAATGCGTAGAGCCTTTCATCAAGTTACACCTCCAAAAGGATTTAAAGTAGACTTGATTGACAACGAACACTTCCTAACAATAAAGTTAGATGAAAGAAAGTTTGTTAATTTAGTGCATGATGAAAAGATTGCTGCATTACAATATGTGGTTCAATTAAAACACGCTCTAGAACTAGAGGGTGCAATTGTTTTAGTGACTAGGGAAGCTTTAAAATGAAAATTGCGATTGTTATACTAAGTATCTTATCTGTTTCTTTTGCTGTTGCATATACTGCAACACTAAGTGCTTTGATAAAAGCAAATAATATATTAACAAAAACTATTATTGATAAGTTTATTTTACAAGAGTACATTGACACTGTTCAATCTGGTAAAGATATAAAGACCGATGAAGAAATTCATCAAGAAAGTTTTTTAAATTTTATTTCTGAATCAAGAGATTGGGCATTTGAGTATATAGAAAATGTTCAGGCTGCTTTAAATAAGTTTGTTGCTGAAACCGATCCTTCTATTGAGTATTTTGAAAAGTATGGAGATGTAGTTGCAGGTCCAAACAATGAAATATTAAAAAAGATTTCTGTTTCATATAAAGAATTAAAGAATATACTACCAAAGGATCAAGATGTTTAAGCTAAAAGATCCAAGAAAATTAATGTATTCTGCATTTCAAGTTTGTGAAGAAGAAAGTTGTAAGGAAGAGTCTACTAAGATTTGGACAAACAAAGAGACTAGAATACTAGATCTTTGTGATAAACATTATGATGAATTAGAATCGGAGAACTTTTAAATGAAAGATGTTCTACTATCAACACTAACAGGTTTTGGATGCGGGATCGTGTTTGCTGCATTCAAATTGCCAGTACCAGCACCACCAGTTTTTGCGGGAGTCGCAGGAATTATTGGTCTTTGGATTGGCTTCACAATACTAACACGAGTTATATCCTAGGAGGAATAATGAATACAACACAACTAAAGGCACTACTTGCCTCATACGGAAGATCAGTCCTGGCATCAGGCCTTGCCCTATATATGGCAGGAGTTACAGATCCAAAGGATCTATGGACTGCTCTAGTAGCAGCACTTGCGCCAGTGGCAATCAGAGCAATTAATCCAAACGACAAGGCTTTTGGTGTACTACCAGATGCTAAGGCCGTAGAAGAGGCTTTAAAGGCTGCTAAGGCACCTGTAAAGCGAGTTGCTAAGAAGGCAGCAGCTCCAAAGAAGTAGTCTCTACTTACAGATTAGCCAGTCTAGAGATAGGCTGGCTTTTTTGTTACCCGTTTATTATTTCTAGGTATTTATCTTTAAGGTTTTCAACAGAGAAATGACTAAACCCTAAATCAATAGCCTTTTGTTTACTATCTATCTTATTAGAGTTATCAACATAATCATCAATAAGACTAGCAAACTTATCAAGGTTTGGAGAATAAAGATCAACCATTGTTTTAGTTTTAAATGATCCTATTTTTTCTGAGGGGATAAGCCATTGACTTGGAAGAATAAGATTGTTAGGAGATATATCTGTCATAAATACAGGTAGTCCACTAATTAATGCTTCATTCATTGGCAAGCATAATCCAGCATACCTTCTTGGCAAAATCATAGCATCATAACCAGAATAAAGATCTTCTCTGTTTTTAACGTTATCAGTATCAATAGTTATTCTTGAATCTTTAACTTTAATATTTAGATCTGTTTGTGTTTTAATTACTAACTCAAAATCAGCTTTAGATTTTGTCATCATTTCCAGCACAGACTCTGTACCATTTCTATCTCTAGCAGCTTTCTTTCCACCAATATGAAGAATTCTATTGTGAGTTTTAGATAAGTTATTTGATCTAGGATTATCAAAGATTGATGTGGTTGTTGGTGGTGGTAAATAAATAACTTTAGATTTGTCCCCAAACATTTTTTGAACTACTTCAATATTCCATAAACTTGGTGATAGTAAAATATCTGGAAGTGTTATGCTTGAATTGTTTAGATGATCAAATAGTTCATAGTTATACTGTAATATTGTTTTGACATTATGCTTCTTAGCTAAGTCTACAAAGTTAAAACTGTAAAATGTTTCACAGCTTAACACTACATCAATGTCTTGTATAAACCTAGTGTACTCCTTCATTGTTGGCATTCCTACAGAGGTTGTTCTATAGTTATAGCCTTCATACCACTCTGGATGTTGTTGATTACCGTTAAAGTGTGTTGAATCAATCAATAGTATCTTATCTGGGTTAAGCATGTTAACAAGTTCTCTTGTTTGATTACCTAGTCCAGTGTTATCTGATCTTGCAATGATTCCTAGTCTCATGAGTCCATCTCTTTGTATAGTTGTTTTAATCCTTTTAGTGTTCCAATGTCCATATATTTTCCACCAGGATTTACTGATCTAATGTCAAGATTCATATCTATCCAGTCTTGTATTTGTTTGCCTGGGTGCTCTAATAGTGGATCGATGTATCTAATAAGATTTTTACGAAACAACATTGTTCCCCACATGTCTGTGTATTCACAATCAGATACTTTGTCTCTAGATGAAATAACTTTACCGTTAGATACTAAGACCTGTCCAACCCTACCTTTAAGTTCTGGATCACAACTCCAAGTTCCAAGAACTAAGTCACCAGTAGTATCTATCATTTCTTTATAGATGTTGGTACTACAATTAAGAATATAAGTATCTGGCATTCCAATTAAAACGGTATCGTTATAGTTTCCAACCATAAACTTAACAGCATCAGACATAGTTGAAGGTTCACGAACAACTAACTTTATATTCATGTCCATATTTTGAATAATAGGAACCCATTCAGCCCTTGTTGAAACTCTAACTTCATCACATACTTCAAGCATTTGATTAACATGCCACTGAAGTATAGATTCTTTTTCTGAAACTGGGAGGCAAAACTTTGGAATGCCACCTATTCTAGATGCTTTCCCAGATGCTGGTAAAATTCCTATTGTAGGCATTAGTCTAATCCATACCGTTTCTTTAAAGTTGGTATATCGTTTACAGGCCAATAGTCTAAAGATTTTGTAGGATCATTAAAAGGATACTTATACTCTCCCCAACCTTCTCTTGTTCTATCTCCACCCCATTTAGATTTAAAGTAGCCATGAACACCTTCAAACTTTACCTGTAGTCCATCTATGGTTGCTCCACCATCTACTTGACAGGTTACGTCAACTTCTGCTGCTTCAGCACTAATCCTCATAACATAACTTATTGGGGTATTAGAATGTGTAAAATAGTTACGCCAAGAAACCGCAATATCTGATTCAGGATCTTTTATAAATTGTTCTTCAAGTAATAAACACCTATGGTCCCAGTCACAGTCATCAAAGTTATATGGATAAAAGTTTTCATCAAAATATCCAATAGCTGAAACTAATTTTTTATTTATTCCACAAAGATGCCAGCCGTGCTGTGTTCTAAACATTACACCCTTAAAATCATTAAGCATATCAATGATATGTGAGAAAGGTTTATTAAATAGCATTGAAGATGAAACAACAAATGTCCAATCATGATTCTTTTTTAGCGCTATGTTCCATGCTCTTGATAAACCAATATTTTCTGATTGGTACTCTACCTGAAAACCATATTTTTTTTCAAATACTTCACACTCTCTGTTACCGCTATTGTCTATTAGTAAAACATTTTTATCTCGTATAGACTCCATACATTTATAAATTCTTTCTGTTACTCTATAAACAGGTATACAAATTAAATAATCAATCTCAGTATCTGTTTGCATAAATATAGCCCCCTCTTTCAGGACTACCCAAAATGTCAATACCAAATTGCTTTGAAAGCTTTTCAACCATTTGACCAAACCTACCATCAAAAGATTTATCAAATTCAAGAACCAGATATTTTATCTTTGCTAAAGTTTTTTTAGAGGTATTTAGAATAAGATCAAACTCTGCACCTTCTATGTCAATCTTCATAACATCAACCTCTTTAATATTATAAATAGAGAACAAATTTTCTAATGTTATTGCTAACACGTCTGTCTTATTTTCTTTTTCTAAGTCTACAATACTGCTATTAGCACCAAGATTACTGATTGAAACCATCGACTTTGTATGCCATATAGCATTATTAACTACTGTAATGTTTTCAGTAGGATTGTTTTTTATGTTTTCATTTAGCAAATGTAAGTTGTTTGGCTCTGGCTCTACAGCATATACTTTAATTTTTTGATCATCATCTCTGTTTTTATTAAAACTATCTACAAAGATACTGACTGCTCCAATATTTGCACCAATATCAACAAAAACTCTTTTACCAGAAAAATGTCCTTCGTGAATTCTATAAACATTTTCTACCCATGTCTCGTTAAATACTTTAAGATCCAGATTGTGATCGTAGCTGGGATCTTCTTCGGCTTCTCTTATTTGAAATTCATATTCTTCAAAATTTAAAGTAGAGGTCATATATTTAATTCCTTCAATATGTGTTCCCATCTATTTTTATATGTATAACTAGACTTAACCAGTTCATGCCCTGCTTTTCTAATTGATTCACGCTCTTCATCATGCTCTATATAATAATCAATCAATCCTTTTAGTTGTTCAAAGTTTCCATATTCATAAAATACTAAATGCTTCTTGTCTTCAAACTCTCTTTCCATACCTTGAACATACGGGTGAATCATAAAGCCACCACGCCCCAAAGTTTCATAAACACGATCAGACCAATAATCTGGGTAATCAAAGTTTATACAAAGAGTGTCACCAACAACAACCTTGGTAGACCAATAAAGTTTATTCAATGTTAGTCCACGCACTGATGGTAATCCACCACTTCCATACTGCTTAAAGTTGTTTTTGTAGTTATCCTCAAGCCAATTAATAAGCTTAGGCCTATAGCTCCACTCTTGGTGATATTTTTTACTACCAACAAATATAACTTGGTTGTCTAAGTTTGACTGCTTATAGATACATTCTTTATCATAAACTCCAGCAGGTACGTAATGACCAACTACACTTGTTTTTTCATTAAACCATTCAGACATCTTGCTATCTACTGTGAAAAAGTGCCCAATGTGTCTGTATACTGGGTGAGTATCTAGATCCTTTTGTCTTTGTAGTCCAAACCAAAGATCAAGATGATAGGTCATTGTTGGGACACTATATTCTTTAAGTGTTAATAATACCTTGTCCATTTCAAACTTTCCAGGAGTCTTCCACCCGTGTGTATGAATCCATATAAAAAGATCTGAGTCAACAGAAAGCTTTAATATGTCTTCGCTTTTAGCTTCTGTTTCTTGTAGTCTTATTACTTTGTGCCCCAAAGATTCCAGGGTATTGGCATGATGACTCTCACTAGTATAGTCAACACGAAAGTTACCAAGAAAAACTATTTTTGCCATTGCCACCCTATCGTTGTATTCTTTATATTATATCACGCCTAAATATGTTATACTATTATAAAAGGTATGGGGAATATGAACTTTATATATATATGTCGTGTTGGTGAAAATGAAGAGCTAAGGTATTCTATTAGATCAGTGCTCAATAGCTTCCCAGAAGCCAATATATGGGTTATAGGCGGTAAGCCAGACTGGTACGTTGGAAACTATATATACGTTGATCAAAATAATAGCAAATATAATAATGCTATATCTAACCTAAATGCCCTTTGTAATTCAGACTTAACCCCTGAAGAATTCTTTCTAATGAATGATGACTTTTTTATCTTACAAAAGATAGATAAAATAGATACTCTTCACGGAGGTTTGTTGTCTGAAAAGATTAGTAGATATCAACAAATAGCAAGGTCTTCATCCTACATTAGAAAATTGTTCTCAACTAACGACAGACTAAAGAAAAATAACATGCCAGATCCTTTAGACTATGAACTCCATGTTCCGATGCACATGGAAAAACAAAAGCTAAAGAAAATTATAGATCAATACCCAGAACTTTTATGGAGATCTATGTACGGTAATACTTTTAGTGTTGGTGGAATTGAATACCAAGACGTAAAGGTATACGGCAGCCATGTTATTAGATCTGAAAGAAAGGGAATAGACTATGCTAAAGATATATTTTTATCTACAGATGACATTTCTTTTAAAAAGATAGTGTTACCAGAATTTCAAAGTATGTTTAGTGCTAAAAGCACTTTAGAGAAATAAACTAAGATTCTTCTTTATCTTTCTTAAAGAATCTTTTAAACCATCTTTCTATTTTTTGTTCCATTTTTCCACCAGCAGTCTCGTTTTTATAGTAACTACTTTGAAAATAAGGTGAAGCAAAGGTTTTAGCAAAATGGTTTCGTCCCATTCCTAAATTATACCACTATAACTTGAGCCTCTACTAGCTTATCGTAGATGTTAGACATCATAAAACCAAGACTCATTTGACTTTGTGCTATGCTTTCATTAGCCTTTTCTTCGCTCATACCGTTGTCTAAACAGAATTGTTTATTGTCTGTATTGATTGATTCCATCATAATTGCTACTGCATCTTCTTTGTTCATAGTTATATTATATACCTTTCATTGTTAAATAGTCAAACCCATTGGCTTAACTTAGAGCGAGTGACCAGAATCGAACTGGCACTACCAACTTGGAAGGATGGTGCACTACCATTATGCAACACTCGCTTAGCTGGGGATGCTGGATTCGAACCAGCGACCTAGAAGTTAACAGCTTCCCG